CAAATTTCTCAGCAACTTCCATATGCAAGTAAAAATCACCATACTTACACATATTGCGAGTCCACATCCATAAGTTAAACTCGATGTTTAAAATGTCGTAGAATAAATTATATAAAATACGTTGAATATTTTCGTCAGCGCTTCTAATCTGCAATACCTCTCCAGCCTCATTTTTTAATGTAGATTCATCAGCAATGATGTCTAATGCTGAAGCGATAATTGATTCTGTATCCATTGCTTCGTAGTCAGTATATAACTGAATACGCAGTGTTTGATAGTTCATTGTTGGGTTGTACGGCATGTTAGCTCCGTATCTATGCAACTTAGTAAATCTATCTATTAATGCGTTTGTCTTTACGTTACCGTAGGCTTGGATTCTATCAACGTCTATAGTTTTTAATTGATTACCACCAACATTTCTGATGATAACATCTGTACTGAATAAACGTGTAAGCCTACCAAACAAACCTGGTTGTTGTTCTGCCATTATTTTGTTTTATTGTATCAATAAATATTTATCACCCTAACACCCATGTTATATCTTCGAATTGTCCATGACCGTTATCAACCATATATGGATTTTGAGTACCACTAGGTAGTACAGGTCCTGTATAACCATATGTTGTTCTAGTTATATTCGAAACCATTGCTCTATTTAAATCCATTCCTTGTTCATAGAATTTCATTGCTGTATCACGAGTAAATAATCCCATTCCCAATGCCATTACCAAGTCATCGTTATATCCGTTTTGAGCTTGTGCCTTACCATGTTGCCATATAAACACACGTAACTCTTCTAATAAACGTTTTGAGCGAAAGGTGAATACTTTCTCTCGAATATACGACTCCATCTTTGAAATAACAAGTGGTCTTGTTTTAGCTGATGTGGTAAATCCAGGAACGGTTTGTTCCTTATCCATTTTATCTAACCATTTATCCATTTGCATTTCACCATAAGCACGAGGTGAATAATACATTTTAGGATATCCTTTTTCAATTATTGTATTAACAACATCCCAACCGATATTAGCATTTTCAACCACGAGTAAAGCATTGTTATACTCAGTAGCAACAGATACAAGCATATTACCATAAGTACGGGTGTCAATTTGGGATTTATATTCAGCCACTTGTTCACACGTTGTTGCATCGATAACATGGAATGCCGAGTAATCCGAACCATCCCCCCGAGCAACGTCGGCGCATACCAAATACTGTTTAGAATAATCAGGGTAAGCCCAGATCCAAAAATCACCACCCATAAAACGGCGTTCAACAGGCTCTTGTATAAAAGTTTCTTCATAAAATGATAATAAATCGGGTTCAATAACAGAGTTACCTGATCCTAAAAAGTCACAGTCATATTCTTGAGCAAACTCTCTTGGGGACATGTTTGTTCGTTCTGTTGCTTCCCAATCACCCGTTCTATCAGGGTGCAAATCCCATTTTAACTTAATTGCTTTAAAATCATTCTTTCCAACCTCAGCTTCGGTATACATTTTATGAAACCAGTTACCAACACCATTAGGAGATGATAATGCAATAATTCCTCCACCTGTTGCAATTGTTGGTTTGATACTCGTATAGATTTTATCAATTCCTTCAATGAACGCGGCCTCATCTATAAGTAATAACGAAACTGCGTAAGATCTACCTGCATCTGATGCAGCTGATGTAGCAACAATCTGAGAGTTATTGGCTAATTTTAATGATAATTTGTTATCAGATAATGGCTTTTGATTACCTCTTAGCCAAGAAGGTAAGTTATTGTACATAAATTGTACCTTATCTACCATTCCTTTAGCTGTTTCTTGCTTTGTTGCAATACACAATACAGTTTTATCCTTATTAAATAACATTGTCCATAAAGCAAAACCAGCTGATAATGTTGAGATACCTAACTGTCTTGATTTATTGATAATACAAAACCTGTTACTTCTAAAATCATTCAATACATCCTCTTGGAATGGATATAGATGAAACAAAACTCTACCTTTAATTGGATGTGTGATGTAACAATATTTCCTAAAGAAGTGAACGGGATCCGTAGCACATTTAATATATTCCTGCTTAATTATTTCCTTAATGTTTGCTTGACTCATGTATATAAATATATAAAAAAGGTCCGTCCTTGCGGACAGACCTAGTTATGTGGGGGCGTGGGGTATTATTTTACTAACATCAAGTAAGCTAATCCACCAATTACTACATAGCTTCCTATGCGTTGAAATTTAGATTTTACTTTTAACTTGTTGTATTGTAATTCTAGTTTTTGATATTGTCCTTCCCATCCTGTAATTTCTTTATCTTTATTCAGGATAATATTTTTGTAATTAAGTTCTTTATTAGCATATTTTCCAATAATACTATCTTTAACAGTTACTTTACTTTCTAATGTAGTAATAGAGCTATCTTTTAACACTATAATTTGTTTAGCACCATCTAATTCTACTAAATCCTTAGCAGCACTAACTAATACTGGTTGGGCTATCAGTAATGGATTACTAATTGTGTCTGTTGGATAACGGTTGTTAAATGAGGTTACCAATTCTGGATCAGAATAAGCATCAATACTATTTTTTTCTATTTCGATGTATTCAACAATAGTTTTAACTTTTGCTTTTTGGTGATCTACTTTGTATTGTAATTCAATAGCTACTATATCTAAAGAATCAATTTCAGCATCATCTTTAGCGATTTCTGCTTCTAATGAGTCGTTTACTTTATGTAAACTATCCATTTGAGATAAAAATGTTTTGTGCTCAACATTGTTATTGCACTTTTCGAATAATACACTACCGATTAATATTGCTATTACAGCAAATAAAACAATTGGTAAAACTTTTTTAATCATATTTTTATTTTTTAATTCCTGCATAATATTGCATTCTGCCTTTTGTCCATTCATCTAGTGGTTCTTCTGTTTCTACATCCTCAATATTAATAGGCTCATATTTTTTGCCTGTAGCCTTTTCTTGACGTTGTTGTAAGTATTTAGAAGAAGCAACAATATCATCAATACGTTTTTCTAATGATGCTTTTAAATCACGTAAACGTACTAATTCAGTTGATGGTTTATCACTAATATCACCAGCAGCACCTTTACTTTTCTTTAACTTTAAAATATTAGATTTTGTAGAAGCTAAACGGTTTTCTAAATCAGAAACTTTCATAAACGCTTCATAATCTTCATCTGACATTTTAGCAGTAGATACATCTGATTTTTCAATATCACCAATTTCTGGTTCATCATCACCTGATGCTTTTGCTTTAGCAAACATTGCATCTACTTCTTCATCGCTTAAATCACCAGTAACAAAATCTTCTTCACCTTCACCACCTTTTGTTGGTTCAGATGCAGGACGAGTTAGACGTGGGGCTTTTTGTTCACCTGCTGGTTCAATCACACCTGATGCTACAAGTTCCATAAAATCAGAATTGATTGGATTTTGTTTATCATATCCTAATTCACCAGCTACGTCAATTTTTGCCATAGGTTCACCTGTAGCTTTCATAGCAGTGATGATTCTATTTTTCTTACCCTTAAAATCATCAGCATTGACATCACCAGCTAATTGGTAACGTACTGATACGTTTGCCATTTCATCTAATTCAAGTGGGTCTATGCCTGGTTTGTTTATGTTATTTGCTTTAGCATTCAAAGCTGCCATCTTTTTATCTATAGCAAGTTTAGTAGCATCTTGTGCCGGTTTATCTGCGGGTGCTGGTTTGTTTTTTTCTAGTGATTTTTTCTTTTTATTAAGAGCATCTAGTTGCTTTTGTACAGCTGCTTTTGCGGCGTCTTGTGCTGCCCTGTCAGCGGCTTCGTCTTCATTTAACGCCTCTTTAATAACGTTACGAATAATTTCTTGTAGTTCTGTTACTTTCATTTTGTTATTGTTGTGCATATAAATATTATAGATTTTGTAAAATTGTAGCGATACGTTCCTCAGTTGTACCTTCTACCTCAATTAATTTGTTTGGTCTGTATTCAATTAATGACATTTTAATAACTTCATCAATTTTACGTCTATACTGTAAATTAGTTTCACGCACACCATTATCTTCCATACTAACACCACGTGGTGATACATAAACAACTAAATCATAATCGTTGCGTAAAAACATAGCAGCATCAACAAATGCACGCTTTGCAAATTCTTCTATTGATTTAGAACCTAATGTAAATGCACATACATCCCATATTGTTCTATCTGTAATAATATTTGGTTGTAATAATTCACTAGCACGTTCAGCTAAAAATACAAACTGACCTGGTAATGTAGAGTCAGTATTCAGTGGAATACCTAAATCGCGTAAGTATTTGCTACGTTCAGTGTATACACTATGATCTTTAAATTGATCAATTTCACCTAATGCTTTTGCTAATGTAGTTTTACCTACACTCATTGTACCTGCTAATCCTATTCTCATTTGTTTCGTTCGTTTATTTTTTTCATTTGACGTGCTGTTTTCTTTTCCTGCTTAGCTTGCTTTATTTGTTGTTTGATAGCCTTTTCAGCTCCTGCCTTATACTTAATATCAACATTAATAGGACCATGAAATTTATTTAAATCGTATGTCCATGTTTCAACGATAAGTTCATCTTCAAATACACGAGTATATTTAAGTGGTGCCTCTACTGGTTCTATTGCTGCTGGTCTTCCTCTACTCATACATTAAATGTATAATTTTTATTTTGCTTAAACTCTAGCACCTGCTGCTTTACCTGCTGCTGTTTTGTAGAATGGTTGTCCGTTAACATCTTTCTTTCTATCTTCCCATTCGAATTTAGAGTATTTAATTCCGAATAACCAATACTCAGCTGCGCGTTTATTACCTTGTGGGATATAAGCGGGTCCGTCCCAGTTATGCATTTTACCTTCCCAATAGTATACTATTGATCCGTCTTGTGTTTTTAACTTTTTTGTTTCTGACATATTTTATTTTATTAAATTTTCTGCAATATAAATTCCGTGTGCTCCTGATACTGTAATACCTCTAGCTGATAGAGCATCACCAGCAAAGTGTACATTTGGGTATTCTATTAATGATAAATTATCATAATTTACTAATGGTTCAGGTGATAAGTACTTTACCTCAGGAATATACATTCCCCAATCA